ATACTGCGCCCCGCCTTCAGATGACAGCATTGAGCGTAGCAAAGAGTCACCTATGCCTAGCCAGGCCCCAGTTCCAATTCCACCCGTTTCGTCAGGTGTAGAGTTCGCAGGGACAGTCTTAGGCAGGCTGCCTGTCCATTTATAATACTCACCATTACTTTCCCAAAGTAAAGCCTCATTAGGAATCGTGAGAGTAGCCCCATCTTCAAAAGAGCTAATAGTTACATAGCCAAAATTTGACATTGCCTCAAATGCAAGCTGCTTAATGCCCTCAATCGTATAATGAGCCCCTCCAAAGCGATCGATATACTGGAGCGCAAGAGACGTGACAAATTCATCTATCTTCCCGGCGTTAAACTTCAGGTCTTGCGGCTTTTCGCTTGGAACTGGTAACTGTGTAGGTGTGGTCGCCATAATTTTTCCATAAAAAACCCGGCTCAGTGGCCGGGTTCGAAGTTGGATGAAGGTTTAGTTAGGGGTAAATCAGATCGCTGTATTCGCGCACTGTGAGTGCGGTCGTGCCGTCATTGCCTGGTGATTTGCCTGTGATCTCCCAGCGTGTACTGTCCAGATCTTCCGTGGTAGCAATGTAGTAACGTGAGGGTGACTGCACATCGAAGCCGTCAAAGATATTCAGCTCAATATTCGGTATGGCCGCGCAAAATCCAAAGGACGTATCGCTGAGAGGTTGAACCGGGTATCGCGCTGTTGGCGTTCCATTGTAGTCCGTAACGGTGACGAACATCGAACCAGAAAAATTGATGCGCTCGCTGGTTTCGAAGTTATTTCCGCTCCGTGAAATGATGTAGCCGGATTGCTGATTGGTGTCGTATGTGTCCGGGATTTGTACCATATCCCCTACGTTAAGCCACTCTCCATCTGCCAGGGCTGTAATGCTCATCCCCATCCGGCAATAGATAAGGCGCTTACATTCCCTGAGCGCTCGCTCGTTAGCCTGGAACTCATCGCGGATATACATCATCTCGAACTTTTTCGGCTTCACGGCAGCTCCCGACACGATAACGCCGTTGCTTATCCGGTAGCGGATGAAGGCCTGCTTGTTGTTCGTGGGGTTTCGATATTGTAGTTCGACGCCATCGAATCCTCCCGGAAGTGTCATGTCATAGCTTAGCGAGTACCCTGTTTCCACTGTGTTATTGCGGTTGAGGACAGTTGCCGGGGTTGTGCGTTTCTTGTCTCTGACGAATGACAATATTCCGTCATCCCAGAAAACTGTTACGCTGGCAGCATCGCAGATGGTTTCAATACGCGAGCCAAGCGACACATCTTCGTCGTCAAATGTGTAATCAAAACGACCAAGGCGTGTGTCGATAGCGTCTATTTCTGCCTGAATCTGGTAAAGCCCGTAAAGGTCAATATTGCTCTCAGGCTGCCCGCCGATTACCAGCCATGTATGCGCGACAGCATCAGCAAACCGACGAGACAAGCGCAGCGTATAGTCCACAGTCTGCGTACTCAGCGAGTAACTGATCGTGTACCGATTAATCATCGCGTTGTATTTCAATTCTCGACCTGACGAGTTTTCCGTAGCTCTAACTTTAATTATTACAGTAGTGTCATTTGGATGACTGACATTGGTCCGAACGTTTATTGCGTGGATTTCCTCGACAACAAGCTTACTCGCATCACTTGAGTTATCAGTTCTGTTGAAAGAGAGCGCATAACGTCCGCTCCCGGCTGCGGGCGTAATTTTGTCAGTTCTGTAGAACGTCTCACTTATGTAGTCATGAGGCGTTGTTTGCCGGTATGTGAATGTCTGCGAAGTTCCGGGGATCTGGTTATTGTTGCTGTCTACTTTCCATATCTGCACCTGCCAGTTAGTTTCACTATTGCCGCCCAGACCGGAATTCGTATGCACCCACAGTTGGTCAGAATCAACAGGTGAAAAGAATGGGCCGGTAATCAGCGCTGCGTTGTCATTAAGAATAAACTTCGTGGTATTGATGGTTGCAGTGGTGATATATGACGCGCTTGAGCCGTTAATACTGTCGAATGTAAACGTGTACCAGTATGTGGGATTGATAACGGCCCCGTCGCTGGTCTGCGCGGCACCGATTAAGTTAGCGAACAACGTCACATCTTCTGTCTTTGTGCCACCGGGAACGGGATAAGTGATGTTCAGCACCATCGAGACAGCATGCGGAAAGGTCAGGTTCATGAAGTAATCGAAAGCAGATTGCTTTACGATTTTCACAGCAAGTTGGCCGCCTGCATAATTGCCGCTAACCATCGCTGTTGCGGTCGCAGTATAAAGCGGCGTTCCGGTATCCTCATTCTTTCCCGGCACCTCCTGCCCGTCCACATCGTCAAACTCATAGCCTTCGTAAAGAGTGGGTATGACATCGCCGGGCTGCTGAATGCTGTATGACGCCCCGGCCATCGAGCCGACGCTTGATTCTGAGTATCGAACCTGGCTTACATCGTACTTGCCGATGCCGAAATTCATGTACTGCGTGACTTCTTTCTTGTTGTCGATGTACTCAAACAACGACTGTTGGATCAAGTCAGGGTATGCACGGATAAGACCGTAGTTATCAGGCCTAGCTTCGCCGTTGCGGGCAATGTTCGTTTGTCCCTTCAGGCTATTATTCGGTGATGTTTTACTCTGCCCTGCGGCCCCTGATGCATTGGGCTGCTTGATGAACGAGCTCATCACTTTCTGAGTAAACTTAATCGGGTTGAAGTGTTCGAGCGGGTTAAGGATGGTCTTTGCAAGGTCACCAGATTTGGGCTGGTCGAAAATGATAATTCGGTCGTGGGCATTGATAGTGAAACCTACATCTTCATCATCCTGCAATTCTCTCCCGTTAATGATGGCCCGCACATCGCTATGCACTCCCGCAGTTTCAAGCCACTCGCTGAACATCACTCCCGCTTGCACTTCTATCCGTTGCTTCGGCAGCCCCGGCACTCTCTGTATTTCGATTACCGGCATATTTCATAAACTCCACTCTGGTAAATAACTTCTGAATAGTTCGGACCTGGTCTGAGCGAACGTGTCCATTCTCGCCGCGACTGTGCAGCGCCCTGCCATCGACAATCAGTCCGACATGCACAGGCTGTGCGCCGTAGTATGCAATGAATATGTCGCCGTCGCTGAAATGGTCTGTTTGCTTCCAGTAAACGACTTCACTTTCGAAGCACGTCATGAAGTCCTCACCCGCTTCGTAGTCAGGCGAGTTGTGCAACTCAATGCCCAGAACGTGACGGTAGTAGAGGATGACCAGCGCCCAGCAATCCATAGCTTCAAACGTGCAGGCACGGTTGCGCCAGGGCAGACCTATAACCCTGCTTAAGAACTCTTCTTTACGCATTTTGCAGTCCGGGAAATTCTTCGACGTTGTATAAAATGCCGACGTTGGAATTAAGTGGATTTTTTATTGTGAGCGATACAGTCACATCAATAGGGTCCATTGAAATATCACTGACGAACAGCGTCCATGACTTCAACGGAGTATTCATATCGGCGGCATCAAAGCGCTGGCGAGTGAACTGTATCGGTACAATTCTCCCGTAGGCTTTCCACTGCTTCAGTTGCTTTTTGAAGTCCGAAGCCATGCGACTGAATTTGACTGTCGAAGCAATAACCGGAGTTGAGCTCTGCTGACTCTCTGCTATTTCCATCCGGCAAGGTTGATATATCTGCCCGGCGAACGCCTTGGGGAATATCTGATCGGCAACGAAGCGGAAGTATCCGAAGGTTGAGCTATAGATGGTTATGGTGTCGTAGAGGATGCGATTTGGGCGGCGACTTTTGATTTCTCTGAATGTAGCCATTAAAGAACCCTCGGCAGTGACTCGGGGTCGCGATTATCTGGATACCCGGTCACGATAATGTCCAGCCAGCTTGCCCAGGGTGGCGGTAGCTCTACAACTATGTCGTCGTAGTCATCATCTGAGTTCATTAGCTTGCGAGTGATGACATCGCCAGTCCATGTGAACACTGAGCCGCTCTGACTCCATGTCGGATAAGCGGTAAAGTGAAGCTCTTGTTCTTCTGCTTCTCCGCTTGGCCCCGAACCAATGCCAACGCGCATCCTGAACCACTGGTTACAGTTGTCCAGATAGTTAGGGCTGCGTAGCCACTGCATGAAGGCGCGGTGCTGCGCCAGAGTGAAAACCCAGGTCAGCGAAAAACCGGTTTTCAGATCGTCAGTGAGCTTCTGGAATATTGGCGCACCAACTACTGGCAAATCAGTTCTGAATCCCGTATCCGGCTTGGGTGTTTTCGACTTCTGAGCCAGGGGCAACCAGTCTGGGTAATCAATCATCCTCTCGCCTTCCTCGGTGCCTGGTGATATTGCTGGATGGCCTGGCTGGCTGGGCCGCCGTTGCTGATGTCATAAACAAACGCATCCACTGTCCACCCCCCGTTTCCGTCCGATGTTGCTTGTGCGTCCACAGCCGATGATGTGTAGTTATTGATATTCACTACTACCCCACCTCCTCCGCTTCCCTGCATATCCTTGTTGCTGATGACCTTCCCGTTGTCGCCGGGGATCATGTACTGGCTGCCGTCTCTGGCCTGATAGATTTCAGGCATGCCGCCTTCGCCCACCTGATACACCGAACCAGCAGATACAGGGCCACCACTCTTACGCTTGCCAGCAATCGAGCCAGATAGCGCCATTGCTGCCACAACTGCGCCGATACCGATGGCGGCCGCTCCACCGAATGAGCCAATCGATGCAACGATAGCTGCAGGTGTCCATGCTGCGGTAGTAGTGGCGGCCGCTGTTGTGCTGGCCGCTGTCGTTGTTGCAGTTCCAGCGACGGAAGCGGCGGTTGTTGCTGCTGTGGCCGCAATCTGTGCTGTTTGCCCCATGATTGCAGACTTAACCCACTCAACGCCCATTTGGGTGAAGGACTGCACTACGCTGCTCAAGACGGTATTGGCTATATTACCCAGGGCTTCATTGACACTTTGCGTACCGTTTAGAAGACCGGTAAGGCTACTGGAAACGGTGTTCATTGAGGTCTGAAGAGTGTCAGCAAATAGTTGGGTTGCTACGTTCTGCTGCGCCCATTCATCCCACATCGCCGCTTGCCGCTGCTCTCGGTATCGTCCTTCAATAGCAGCACGTACAGCTTCCACCTCTTCAATCTTCTGCGGGTACAGAGTCGCGTACTGATTGAGCTGCTCCATCTGCAACTGGAATGAATTATCTATGTTGGCAACTGGTGATGCCTGCCCTTTAAGGTTCGAAAAGTTTTGATTGGCCTGCTTTCTTTTTGCCTCTTCGTCTGCTGCGGCTTTTGTTGCCTTCTGTATTTTCCAGATGGACTCTGCCTGCTGCTCGGCTTTTAAAATTTGCTCGCTTGATGCTTTGTTACCCAAGGCAAGCACAGCGTCGTATTTTGCAAGTTCCAGCGAACCTTCTGCATACCCAGTGCTGAGTCTGGCGAGAGAATCACCCTGCCTAGAAAGCGCATTGGCTGCATCATTTGCATTTTTTGCCGCAGAATTACTGCCTGTCTTGCCTGTTAACTTTGATGATTGCGCGGCGGCGATGGTGAAATGCTTAGTTGCTTCTGACGCCTTGTCTGTGGATTTTGTAACGGCGTTAAGATCTGTTGTGAGGCTTTGTACCTTCCCTTTAAGCGTATCGACATTAGCATTGTTAATTCTGTTAAAGCTGTCTGCTGCCTCCCCAGCCAGGGGAGAAATCCAGCCAAGAACATCCGCCACGGCTGCTAGTTTCTCTGCGGTTGTTGTTGATTGGGATGCCAGGGCTTCTACAGATTTTGTGGTTGCATCAATGGCCGCAACAGTCAGGGTGGAGGCTCCGGTCGCATCGTTAAGAGATTTAATCAGCTTCGCAAAAGATGTTTCCAAGGCTCCGGTAGCTTGCCCGAGTGAGCGCGGTAGTTTGTTGAACTCGGTATTTACCGCTCCGGTCCTGTCCTGAATAGCATTAAGTGCGTCCTGGGCTGTTAACTTGCCTGCCAGCATCTCCTGACGTAACTGGCCCATTGATATACCAAGGCCACTCGCTATCTGGCGGGCAAGCTCAGGCATTTGCTCAAGAATTGAGTTGAATTCTTCTGCGCGGATGGTGCCGCTGGCGATAGACTGACCAAACTGGCGGAGAGCGTTAGCAATTTCATCGGTAGATGAACCCCCAATGCGCCCTATTTTCTGGAGTGTGCTGGTTAGATTTAGAACCTGCGCATTGGTTGCTCCTGCATCTTTTAACGATGAGGTAAGCGACTCCCAAAGCTTGGTTGTATCATTCAGGCTGGTTCCGGTTTTAGACGATATATCGGCAAGTGAATTGAACGTCTCTCGAGCAGATGCGGCATCTGTAGATAATCTGGCTATGCGTGCCTGTAGCTGAGTCATTGCATCAGCTACTTCGAGAAACTTCTTCCCGTAATCAACAATTCGGGAAATGGCTATAGCAGAAGCAATTGCTGTCATACCTGTTTTGAGGATGTTGGCCCCAATACTTGCCTTCTGCTCTGATTGGTTTAAATCGTAAAGCCTGCCGGTAAGTGCCGCGATTTCCTTACGCTGTGCTGCTGTTGCATTTGCACCTGCGCGAAGTTCTGCTGAAAGGATTGTGGCAGCCCTTGCCCCTTTTTTTTGGCGCTCTTCAAGAACTGCAACTGCGTTACCAAGTGACTCCATTGTTTTTGCTGCTTGAGATGTATCGTTAGCAGCGCGGACCATAGTTTTTCCTGCGCTCTGGGATGCGGACTCGGCTCGCTTTAACCTTCCACTAACTTTATCAGCACTGCCTCCCATAGCATCGAGTGAAGCATTAACCTGCTTCCCGCCACGAAGGAGGGGTGCCACATCCATTTCCACATCATAAATGATGCTGCCTGCACTCTGAGTACCCGCCATACCTTTCTCCGGACGAAAAAAACCAACATGAGCTGGTTATTTATTATTGATTAGCTTTCGCGCTTTCTTAGCGAGGTAATCATCAGCTACAGCATCATATTCATCACGCGTAAGCCCTTTCTGGTCAGGATATTTAGCTGCTAACATAAGCTGGAATTCAGTCATGCTTAACTGCTCAGCTTCTTTCCTGGGCATGTTGAAATGATTTCTTGCAGCGCTGATATATTCAAATGCTTTAAACTCAGTTGTTGCCTTCCCGCTTTCATGGCGCTGGAGATGGCGAATCTTTGCTTTACCTATAATCCCATGCGTTATTAATGATTGTGCAATCAGAAGCATGTCTACGACAGGTATAGCACCGCGCCTGTACACGAATGTCCATTTTCCAGTTCTCCCTGGCACAATCTCACCGATCAGTGGTGTTAAATCCTTATCACAGCAAGCGGTAAGCACAGACATAGCAGCCATTACTGCGGGCCTAGATAGCTGATGCCCATTGATGTACTGAATTAACCAAGGCGGGATTTCTCCATATGCATTAATGGCCCTCTGCAAGAGCGGAGTTGCCTCATCATTGTGTAAATCATAAAACGTTTTTACTATTTCTGATGGTTCACCGATCTTGGTCATGTTGGTGAAGGAAGGCCGGAAGAAGTAGTCATCACAACCAATACTAATTAGACACTCACCAATCTCTTTTACTGGAGTCATAACGGCCTCTTGTAATTATTATCGCGGGCACTCATGAATACCCGCTGTGATAATTACGCAGTGACTGTAGCCGCATACACTGCGGTGAATCCGCCGTCAGCCGTGGTTACAGTGATGTTTGCCGTGCCCGCCGCAACACCAGTAACAGTTACGGTAGTTCCTGAAAGCGTGGCCGTAGCTTTAGTAGGTGCTGAAGATGTCACGGTATACGTTTTGTCCGTCGCGCCGGATGGAGCAACGGAAACTGCAAACGTAGTGGTCGCGCCTACAGCTACACTTCCCGATACTGGAGCAACTGTTACGCCAGTAACGGCAATATCATCAGTTGTGTCATTGACCTGTACGGTATCAGCATCAGCAACTTTGAACTCTGTAGTGAACGTGACAATGTCATTTGTGCCACCGTCCGAGCTAAGCGCAGTAATGACCATATAGCCAACGAATGTCACCGGGCCATATTCCATGCGAACCCAGAGTGTAGGCTGCCGTGCTGCCTTGATTTCCGTGTTGTAATACTTGATGAAGTTGCCGATACCGTACTGATCGAGTTTGTCGTTTTTGCGAACCTCACCCTCAAAGCTGATTGTGAAGTCTGAGTTGGTGACGATGTTTTCGACATAGCCTTTTGTGTCGTCAGCGTCACTGGTAACAGTGTTCGGGCTGAAGTCGAACCCTTTACTTGTTCCCGCGGCAAGAGCTTTCCATTCGCTTTCGAGTGGTGCCGTATCGGCGCAGCCATCTGCCACCTCTAAAACGATAGCGCGGCCAAATAGCTTGGAGTTATCAGTCTGGCAGATAGCCATATGTAAGCCTCATGATTTTTTAGATATAAAAAAAGCCGCCACATGGCGACCTTGTCTGATTTATTTAGTGTTACTCGCCGTACGTGATAGCGAACTGCAGCCGGTAAACCAGCCTCCCCTCTTCTGTTAAAACTGGTGAGGGTATGCCACCAATATTCTCGATATGCCCGATGCAGTCATCCGGCATCGGATTTTCTTGCACGTAAGAAATAATGCTCTGTACAGCAATATCGTTTGCTGAGTTTTTACCCTTCGCACCTATGACATCTACAAGTACGTAATAATCTGATCCCAGATCATTACGAATAGCCGAACCACCGTTTGGCCGGAATACCATAAATGACGTTGCCAGATTGTTGGTGTCCGTCCAGATCAGAGTCTGAACCGTGAACCCCGCTGTCAGACCGGCATCGATAAACATATTCTTAACGCGGTCATGCATTGATGGCGTCACAAGCTCATCTCCTTACGAATTGCGGCATCGATATCTGAACGTGAATCAGCAAATCCTTTGGTCAGGAACTCCTTCTGCGCAGTCGAGCGACGGAAGGTTTGCGGGATGTTAGGATCGTGAACATACACCGCGTAATTAGCTGTATAGCCAACCCTGCCGGTAATCCTTGTGCCGTTTACTGATAGCTCTCTGAACTGGCTGTTAAGCAGCGTTGAGGTATCGATTGGCGTGTACAGAGCTGCCTGAGTGGAGCCAATCATAATTGCTGACTGAATTGCCCTAGCTGCCTTCTTCCCCTGCACCGTGCTGATGAATTTATCGAGGTTGGATTTGGCCTGAGATATGCCGCGAACCTTTGCGCCCATGGCTACACTCCTGTGATTATCGCGTAGTCATCTGCGATGCGCTCAAACGTATCGGCGTAGCGGACAACCTGCCGTACCTCATCAGCGCCAGCGTTAAGCGGGTCAGCGTCGGTAGATGTGCCAATCAGGATATAGTCACCAGCCTCTGCGCCGGTGTATTCAGTCCAGATGGTGTTCTTCACTACTATTTCAGCGCCAAGGCTGCCAATGCGCTTCGACAGACCGCCTTCGTAATCGCAGAGAATGACCATCGGCTCCGAGTAGCCGAGATTATCTCCGCTTTCGCTGATACCGAGGCTTTTCCATACCGTGGCCGACGCTGTGTAACTCCAATTCGCTACGCTGCTCACTCTCGCCACCTCTCCACTCTCGCCCCACTCTCACGAATGCGCTTGCAGTTAATCACCCACTCACCGTTGCTGTTGACGTAGCCCGTTGTCTCGCGACCGGTATCTGTGCGTACCCAGACACGGGTGAATGGCTTAGGCAATCGGTCAATGACCGTCACCCACTCCATCAGCAGTCACCCACGACAAGGAAAAGGCCCACGCTTGAGCCAACATCAATCGGCAAACCAGCAGTGCAGCCGAAAGTATCCAGCGCAGCAAGTGAATCACGCATGCTGGTAACATCGCCGCTGTATTCAAACGACCGCGACGCCCCTGAAGGCGCTGACTGTGATCTGATGCGCTGACTGTACGCAGTTAACGCCATGAGGGTTACGGCGTAAACCTGAATCAGCATGACATCGCAATCATCGTAGCCAGCCGCCTCCAGGCACTCCTGAATGCTGTCCAGCTTGCAGAGATAGGCATCAATCATAAACTCTGGAATTGTGTAACCGAGTGCAGATAGCTGCTGCTTTACCTGCTCGGCTGTTATCTGCACTACCGCCATGGTTACTTGTCCTTTTTGTTGGCCGACGCCAGTGCTGCTTCAGCTTCTGCAGCACGCTTAGTCACCGATTCCAGCTCAGTTGCATGAGCCTGCTTCAATTGCTCAAGGGCATCAGCATGCTCTTTGTCTTTCGCATCAGCGTCTGCATGAGCCTGCTTCAATTGCTCAAGGGCATCACTGAGTTTTGACTGCAAATCAGATGCACCAGACGCCAGAGGTACAGAAGGTGTCGCCACTTCAAAGACAAGCTTCTCACCCTTCTTCTCTGTGGATTTCTCAACCTTGCCCTGCTCAATCCACTTTTCAGCGATCGAGTCATCAACGTCATAAGCCTGTCCAGCCTCCAGCTTTTGAAGGCTGGCACCGGCAAAGAGGTTTGCTACCAATACCTTTACGAGTGCCATGTTGTTTCCTTAGCTCGAAGCGTGAATGACAGAGTAGTGACCGTTGATATCCTGCTTAACCATGAGGCCAGCAGCACCCCAGGTGCGCCACACGTAATCTGAGTTGTAGAACTGACGAGGATCCGCGACGGTACCGAACGCCTGGCCGACGATAGGGGCAATCACTCCAGCCTGCAGCGGCACGATTACGATTTCGTTACCGGTCAGCTCCGCATCCTCTTTAATTGCCGCAATGCCTGACAGCTTGGAGATCTCTTCCAGCACAGTGCGGAGAGAGTTCACGTCGAAGTACTGTTCCCAGTTGGACATGATTTCGCTGGAGACGTACCACGTCTGCTGCCCGTACTGCATGTTTTGCAGCTTAAGGACATCACGCAGGGCGATCGCCGCCGCACGCATGGCTTTAGGGTCAGTGCTGGTTGCGAAGTTAACGGTCAGCGTAACCTGCGCTACACGTTCATCGTGACGCAAGCCCTTCCATGTCTTGTCATCGAATTTGATGTAGTTACCGGCTGCATCGCGGAAACCTTCCCAGATGTAGTCGACATACTGGCGACGCACGTCATCGACAGAACCAGCCTGAGCGTCAGCCAGGGATGATAGCGCAGAGCCTTTGTTGAATACCGGGTCACGCCAGTTAAATTTGAAACCGCTGTCGTGGATCGGCACCATGGTGCCATCGAAGGTGTAAGACTTCGCATCCAGTGCAGCGCCAATCTGACCGGACATTGAGGTGTGCGCCCAACCACGGCCGCCGGTGCGAGCGTACTCGTACACAGATTCTTCCAGACGAACTGACCGTGATAGTGGCATCAGATCGTTCAGCAGCGTGAACTCGGTGTTCGGCTCAAACTGCTTCAGCACTGTCTGGTCATACGCCTTGTACAGACGTCGGATGTCATCGATAGCGTTAACTGCATTCAGCTCAGGAGCATCCTCAGCATCGCCGCGCCACTGGGTGCGAGCAATAAAGTCAGCAGCCGCTTGGGCGCTGGCATTACGTGCTGATGCAAGCTTTTTGAACTGAGAGGAGTTAACCTCCAGATTGCCAGTCTCAGTGGCCTTTTTGGTGGAAAATACAAACATGCTCTGCTCCTTACTTAATGACAACGCGCAGGAGCTGGCCTGCTGTCGAAATGGTGAATGAACGGTCTTCTTCTACGTAACAGCGGACCGATTCATCAGTGCCTACAGCTTTCACACGACCGTTAGCAACGGAAAGCGGCTGACCTTTGGTGTAGGTACCTGCCGCAGCTGGCACGTTGAAGAAAACGCCTGGAGTCGGATGCATGGCTACCACCCAATCTCCAGCCTTGATGACGTCATCTACAGTTTTGCAGCGCAGATAGTCATAGTTTGCTACGTAAAGGATCGCCGCTTCATTGCCATCGACCGAGGCGGTGAATTTCTTCGTGGTGTTATCGAAGAAGCCAATTGTGCCAGGCGGTGTATCAGCGGCAGCAGCACCTTCACGGTGAAGCTGAGGATTCGCGAAGATACCGCCCGCGTGAATTACGTGTTTTCCATCTTTAGCCATTTTTTACTCCGGCATTACGCTGATTGAATCGTTAGAGTTAACCTGGCGGAATGCACCGCTAAGCCCGGTTGATGTCTGGCATTTAGCAAAAAGCTCTTTCAGCGGCTCACCGTCCAGCGAGTTAACTGCCAAATCGGTCATGCCGAACTTAGCTTTCACAGCAGTACGCATTGATGCGCGTTCCTGATCGGCGTTTGCGTTGAACTGAGTGTTCAATGCTGTGACTTGATCAGTGAGCAACTTCGCCCAGGCTGGCATTTCTTCACCGTTAGTTGTTGGCTGCTTGTCTTTCTTGTCAGCCTCTTCTTTCTCTTTTTTAGCCTTCTCTTCAGCGTCAGCTTTCGCTTTGGCGTCATCAGCGATCATCTGGTTGTACGCATCCATCAGCTCAGCCTCGGTCTTGCCTTCGACCTCTTTGCCTTTCGCTTTCAGCGCGTTCGTGATGAGTTCTTTCATCGGTTTTGCTTCCTCTTTGACGTGCTTAGTGTTGGCGCTGAAAAACGCCATGAATTGGTTAAAGAATTGCTTTAGTGCTGGGTCTTGCGGGTCGGGAATGTCGGAATCAGCAAGATTTACGGTTTCGATTTCCTGCTCGTCACCTTCGGCATTAACGAAGATGCCCACCCCCTCCTCCGGTGTTCCGGCTCCGGGCTGGTCAAGCAGTACCGCTACGTGGTCGAAGTCCATATTGGTTACGATCTTCTCGTACCGCTTACCCTTCGACTCGCCGTTAGCCGTAATTTCCTTGTGAAGCAGGCCTGTTGAGATATGCACTGGCTCGACGCTCTGACCGGCTGCCATAGCATCCAGTCGCTCAATCAACCGCTTGCCGTTCTCGCTGTTACCGGCGTAGTTACGGTCGACATACATATCGCCTGTGACCTTTCCACCCTGCCGGTCAACGTTTTGCAGCCAGGCACCTACGTGATAATCATTCACCGCCTGAACATCTCGGGCTGAGATGTGCTTGCCATCAACCTTCGGGTGACCAAACGGCATCGGGTTGCGCTCAAGCGACTTGTAGCTCTTTTCAATTTCTGCTGCCGGGTACAACTTCCGGTTCATCACGATGTCGTCGACAATAGGCGTGACGCCGCGAACCACGATGTGTGGCTTGCCGTTGATGGTTTCAGTAGTGATGTTTGAAGCGGAGTTGATGACCGACAGCACGTTTACGCAGATGCGTGACATGCTGAGTCCTCTGATTGGTTATTTCTGAGTGGTAATTAGCTCAATGAGATAGTCAGCCATGCGCTCTGGTTCGTATGGGCCTTCTAGCTCAAAGTCAGCAGGTTTGGCGTTGAAGTTATTAATCCATTCATGCATAGCTTTGCGAATCCTTGCTTCGCTATACAGCGTCCCATGGTTAATATCTCTTGGCTGCTCGCTAGGTAGTGAAATGGTCACAATGCGTCCTCATTGGTGGATTTCAGAAAATAAAAAAGGCCGCCTAAGCGACCTTCTTCTTAATTTTTTATGTTACTACACACGAACCGCCGTTAGCTCCAATAACTCCCACCCCTCACCTGTCTGAAGTTTTACTTCTTCCAGAATGACAGTATAAGAATGCTCTTTTTCATCGCTGATGATCGCAATTTCAACTGTCGATCTTGCACGCTTCATGATTTCTGACACATCATTTTTATCGAAAGGAGCGCTATCGCGAGAGAAAGTCAGTTTAATTCGGCCTTTAGACTGAGGGGCGGTGTATTCAAAGATGGAAATCTTTCCGAGGTTAACACTTTGTTGAAGTCCAACATTAACGTGTACTACTGTATTTTGGTCAATCATAAAACCTCCATTTTAATAATGAGGTTAGAGATTATTCCCATTTACTTACCGCGCCAAGCATTCCTTTCATTTGCTAATTTTTCAGCCAACCCTCCATTGAAGATGCTGCCGTCGTCGTTAAGCAGGACCGGAATCTGGCTACAGTAGCAGTTGTAACGGTTGCCGTTCTCGGCATAAAACGTCTCCACCTCTTCGGCGGTGTAGATGCGTCCATGGCGTGATGCATGCCATGAGCGCGTAGTGGCCTTTAGCGCCGATAGCCATAGCATGCCAGTATTCAGACCTAACCTATCCTTTGCCCAAGCCGCTTCTGAACGCTGCGCCTGTCTCAATGCGCCTACCTGTTCAGTCTGAGCAATATTCTTCGCCCGCGACATCGACACATCCAGCCGCTTGCTAACAATGGCAGCTGTTTCTCTCGGGTTAACACCGCGCCCAATCGAATCGGCAATAATGTTAGCCAGATCACCGCGAGCCTTGTCGCTCTCAAGCTTCCAATCGCTGTACGTGGACACGAATGCCGATGCAACCTGATTCTGGTATGCCGGAGTGCTTAAAAGCTGCTGTAGAATCGTCTGGCTGGCGTAAATTGGCGACTGCACAGAAAGATTGGTGTAAGCATTCAACGTGCCGCGTTGGTATTCCTCGGCTACATAATCGAAAGCCCACAGGTTCTGACTGCCACCATCGAGCAAGTGGTCATCAAGTATCGTCTGCACCACCTGCAACAGATCAGCTAATTGTGCCGCCGTCATGTCATAGATGTATGTGCCTGCATTAACCTGGTAAAGCGTGTCTGGCTGATTACCGTTGCGGGCAAGGATATAACCGTACATAGAATTGGCTGCACGTTCACGACTAATCAGACGCATATCGAATAACTGCTTCAGTGCCACCTTGACGTCGTAGTAGCGCTGTTCAATGTCGCGGTACATCCGGTTTACTGCACGATAGGACTGCGTTGGGTCTTGCTTATTTCTTGGTATTATCGGGCTGCCCGGCTTCAGTTGATTGTTCAATTGGTTTACCTGCCAGCGGGTCGATGTTCTTCGCCGATTCATCAGCACCTTTTGGTGGTTCAGCATCTTTCACCGGCTCCAGTTCGCCTACAGCGCGAATTTCGTTTTCAGTAACAGAAGATGTGCCAAACGCTTGTTGAGTATCCTTGGCCACCTGAGCCATTGCTGCCATGTTAGCAATCTTCTCTTTCTCGCTAGGGGCAAGTAAGTCAGACCAGGCGAGCGTTACCTCACCGTTCTTTGGTGGTTCGATAATGCCCAGCGTCCAGAATCGCTCAATCACGCGAGTGATGTAGTCAGTGAGGAAACCCCAGCGACGACCATTGCAGCGCTTGGCCCACTCATTCTTATCTTCATCCGATGCCAGTCGCCCGGTTTGTTGACCAAACTGAATGGTGAACGGACATTGAATTGATGCTGAGAACTCGTTTGCGGCTGCCGTCCAGGTCGGTGTCGGATCTGCCGGGGCAACAGAGAGAACACTTGTTTTCCCCGCCTGCATTGCTAAAGCCGAATCAGTGCCGCTGTTTAGCTTTCTCACCTTGTCATTCATAGCTTCAGCAAGAGAGTCGTAGCCAGCTTCTTTAGCCTGCTTAACGAGCGTTGAAACATCGGTCGTAGCATCAAACTCCATCGCCAGTTGTCGGCTGGCGTTCTTGAGGAATCCTTCTGCGCTCCCACCAGACGTCTTCTCAATGTCGAGTAACTTGTTGAAGCCAGCGCGAAGCAGTGGAACACCAGCCAGCATGTTCTCATCCTCTGAGCCCTCACACAGGATGATTACTCGATCGGGGTGGACGGTAACGCTACGCACGGTTCCGTACGTTCCATCATCGCCGACTGGTTGCTCGTTGAAGTTGTAGCTGACCGGCTGCCCGTAGGAATCAGACTGTGTGTCGATATCGAAGTTACCAGGCTTAATCTGCGCTTCCCATGCAGGGATTAACTTAACGAGAGCCTTATCACCGAGCGCCTTCACAACATTCTTATCAACCGGCTGATGCCACTCACGACCATCTTTAATTTGGAGTAGCACTGCTGAGTAACGCCCTACCAGGTTGCGGCGGTCGGCATCCTTCAGCTTTGCCCAATGCTTGCTCAATAGCTTGGTAGTAGCGGATTCCCAATCAGTGGTTTCTTCTGCTTCATCTTTCTCCGGGCCGTCGATGATGGTCGGGTTGTCCGTCCAGCAGGAATCCAGAAGCTTATGTACTGCGGCGTGAGCCACGGCGTTACGCTCATATGCCCGATAGTAGTTATCGAAGTTAACTGTATCCGGGTAGCCGAACTCGTCCCACAGTTTGGTGCGTTTGGTGTTACCGTTTGGCCCTTGCGCGTACAGCATGCGCTGCCGACCTATAGCATCAGCAAGGGCATTCACGAGGAATTGTTCCCCGCTATTTAATTCACTCACTGAGTGCTCCTTAGAAGAAGATTGCGCCAGATGTCTGACCGCTTAGCTCTGTCATCGCCCAGACCAGAGCATCAAGCCTGTCCGGTGATTTTTTTGAGGTGGTTGGCACGTATTCCATCTGCTGATTTTCAAGCTGATAGAGGTTGCCTTTATGGGCCACACGACCTTGCGCGTATAAAGCAGAGATAGGCTCTGCGCGGGCAAACTTCCCCTTGCTCGCGTGAACTCTAATAATGCGATCCTTAAAGCCAGCGTTACGCAGAGTATCTTCTGCCATATCGCCACCCTGGTTTGTTTCAATCACAATCGCGTCAGCGTCATGCTGTGCATAGGCATCCATAGCGCGAGTTGCCCAGCCGTTCGGTGAGTATTTTCCGCTGTAGTCACCATCTGCTGAATATTGCTTACGATCGCCAACACCGTAAGCACTGGCAGCAACAATTCCAGTTTCGTCACTCTCTTCGCTGTTCGTTGCTTGAGGGTCGATGGCGATTACCGTTCTCGAAAGCTCTTCGCTGATATTCAAAGCTCGCGCAGCGGTAATCATTCCCTCTGTCCACAAAGCACCTTCAGCATTAAAGCGCCGAGGATTCTGCATGTACTGAGCTTCTGCGGTGCGCCGATGCGAGAACAGCGCCACACGATGCGTTTCGTTATGCTTGAAGGGCCACAGCCAGCCATCAGGCAAGCCATGTTCAATCTGTATTGCGTGGGTATTCTCTGGATAGCGCTCGGTATAGCTCTGGCTGTTATCGATGATGACCGGAAGATTGAGGTGATGCCATATTTCCCCGCTACCGCCCCGCAACAGGTATCCGCTCAGGTCGTGGTAGTGGATGCGCTGCATGATGACAATCATCGGCGTGGTTTCGATAGCCAGGCGCGACTTAATGGTTTCGTTAAAGCGGTTGTTCACACCATCGCGAACCGTCTCGCTGTATGCGTCATCAGGCTTTACCGGGTCATCGATTATCAATGCACCCTGCCAGCCTGGCTCCATGTGTCCGGCACGAAAGCCAGTAACCTGACCTGCTGCCGAAGAAGCGTAAACCCCGCCGCCATGTTCGTTCCACCACATAGCCTTGCTGTCTGCATCGTCGCGCAATTCCATGGGCCACATTGCCTGATAGGCTTTTGACTTAACCATTCCGCGAGTAGTTGATGAGTTCAGGAGTGCAAGGTTGTGCGAGTAGGACAGGTGCATGAAGCGCGCGCGGTTATTCAGTGCCAGCCCTCGCCCCATCATGTTGATGGTTGCCAGTTCTGTTTTTGTGTAGCCAGGTGGAACGTTGATGACGAGGCGCTTTATTTCTCCGTCTATCACCCGATCCAGTGTTTGCTGAATTACCCGGTGATGTGGCGCGACAATCATCTTGCCGCCAGTTCTTTGCTTGAAGAAATAACGGGAGAAATACAGCCCCTCTTCTTCGCATTCTATCTTGCGGGCATAATTCCGCTGCTCAACAGTCGTCATCCTCCAGCATCTCCCGCCGAGCAGCTTTGTATTCGTCTTTGGTCAAAACAGCAGTTTCAATTGGCCCACCATTCTTCCCAGTGTGTTCGTGTGACGCCTGCTCTTTGAATGCCTGTACCGCGATGTGCTTGCCTAGCAATTCGAGATTCTTCACCTTGTCAGGCCACTTAATCTTTTTGAGCAGAGCCGCAGTATTGCCCTCAGAAGCCATCTCCATAACTTCCAGCCCGGACAGCGTGGTCCGCCAGGTCTTCGGCCATTCTGCGACGGACTTTAACTCACCAGCGCTGGTCAGGATGTCGAGCACGTCCATCTGGTCAATCTCAACGAGACGATTCAAGACATATGTCGCATTTATGCCAACCAGATCATTGCGTTGAGCTTTGAGTTCGGAGATTCTCGTTTGGATGTCAGGTTTCGTTAAGTTTTCGCAACCTAACGCGCGGGCGGTCTTTTCGCTGTACCCCGCCCGAATAGCCGCTTGAGTGGCATTTAAATCGATGAGGTACTCGCGACAGAACATTTCTTGTTTGTCGGTGAGTGCCATGTTTCTCCAAGGAGTGATGATGAGACTTTATGATTTCTGCTTAGATACCTACAAGGATGGCGAACGTTGGCGTCACAATGGCTTTACTTGTGATCCTCAAAGCATAGCAACTATGGTTAATACCATATACAAGTCCTTGAAGTCTGGGTTGCAAAATTCACAACAAATGCCAGAGATAAAGGATTTGCTCAATATGCAATTATCTGATTCAGGTGTGTTTAATGCCAACAATCTGGCTGACCTTGTCGCAATAGTCTTTGATAGTATGACTGAAGTGAACAGAAATCCTTTGCTGTGGGGGTCAGTTGCTGATAGTGAAAATCAGGCTAAGCATACCTTCGTAGTTCTTTTCCATGGGCCACATGGTGAGGTCGTCCCAAATGGAAAAGGAGCCGGCAGAGGTAACAATTACCAAGAGGTTAAGTCTCAGTTAATTAAAGATATCGACGCATCTTATAATCATCAACTTACCTAACAATCACGGCTTATCTATTCGCGAGAGTCATATTCAGATGGTCTCTCGCCTTTCACTTTCGGCCACACGCCAGTTTTTCTAATTCGTTACTTAGCTGTTTCTTCCACTACCGGCGTAAATAGAATCTCGCTCAGTTCATCCGGCTGAATGTAGCGCCACTCGCCATCCTTGTTAGCGATTGCAACCAGGCCATTAACTATCTGCGGCTCCTTAACGGTCATGATGCCTTCGTAAGTTGTGCCGTCTTTCTTTTTGGCTGATACGTTATATAGGGTAGTCATGGCGATACCTCAGTTATTCATTATCGAAGCCACTGCTTAAATGGCTTCTGTAATGATTTCAGCTTTCTTCTGCCATCGCAGCTGATGCGACCATGAGCGCTCAAACCCTGCTGGTTGCAGCAGCAGGTAAACACGCGGCATTACTCGTTACGTGGAATACAGCACACTCGTCAGAGGGATTCCCCTTGTGGGGCTGAGTCTTCGTTAATGCTGTCACGCGTTAATGTGGATACGAGTCGACTTGCACATTTTCTTTATTTCGCCCATAAAAAACCCCGGACTTAGCCGGGGTTCGTCTTACTTAATTCCTAACCAACTCAGAAAGCCTCTTATGCTTTTGGCTTTCCTGTGGTAGTGGGATGAGCACTCGTCAATAACATCCTGAGCCGTTATGTTTCTCAGGTTCTTAACGCCCTCTTCTATGTGATTCTTTCTCGTTACGCTGAAGATGCGAACGTTAAAGATATCGCCTGCCTTTTGAATGTCGTACCTGTAGGTGATGTCGTTAACGCCGCCAACGTATAACTGGAAGCTCTTCATAATGACTCCGAATGGTTCTGCCGGAATCATTCTACATTAAAATTACGCAGACATAATGGATGTCGCAGAGTTGCGGTGCTTCACAGCAGGACTTCCCCACTTACGGCTTACCCGTCAGCAAGATGAGTGATCACCTCGTTTCCGCCACGGAATTGATAAGAGCCGTTGTGAAAGTGGCTCTCTACTTCTGTTTCGCTTTCTGCTTACCTGCCCACTGCTTTGCAATATAGAGACAGTCGTCGAATATCTTTCCCTTACGACTGGCCTGTGAGCAGCGGCGGTAATGGTCTACAGCCATGTCAGCACCAATTCTTGATGCGCTCTGGTCATAACCGAGCTTTATCAGCTCGGTAGCCACATTTTTACGAATGAAATCGATTGGCGTCATGCTGGCTCTCCATCGGGAAAATCACCCATATCGGAGAGTTTGAACTGGATGAGGTCGCGGACCAGCTGCTCGGCCTTCTTAATCACGCGTTTCTCTTTCTTGCGGCGGGTCATTAAGGCGCTACCAGTCTGCCCATGCTCTTCAAAAGAAAACTTCTCCGCAGCAGCAACCCGGTTTTGCATTTCACCAATCGCCAACTCAGTCAGCCCTGAAAAATCCAGCAGGTTGATATCCTTTCCACCTTCCAGTTCAGTCATGTGATCGAACACTTGCGCCTGTAGCTCGTAGCTGTAGCTCATTGCCATCAAGCAGGCTTCACGCTTAGGGAAATTGCAAATCTCCCGCTCAACAACGCCGCCCGTTCCGTTGATATATGTATCAGTTGCAAAATATTTTGCAGCTGCATCACCGAGAACCTTTGGAACCTTTTTCATGAAGCTACGATGTTCAAGCTTGCGGTATTGCTTACACGGAAACTTCAGTCCTAACGCCTCGGCTTTTGATTTCCGATCAGCATTAATGTAATCGACCATTTCAAGGCTGCTCATGGTCGGAGCTTCATTGGAAGAAAGGACTGTTAATGATGTGTGCATGTCGGTATTTCCTTTTAGTGATGAACCTTGTTCGCACAGGAATACGGCCCTCAGAAGGCATCCGACAGCCAGCCGGTTCCTCAAGGGTCATCCTGAAAGGTTCTGAGTGATTTGCGCTGCGACGCGCGGTTTAAAACGGGATGATGGGTTTTCGTGTGGAACTTAGATAATGGAGTGTCACAAGACAAAATTTGGGCATAAAAAAACCCCGGCGAGTGCCGAGGCTTATGATTTTGCGCTTCTTCAGCGATTGCTGTTAATGTGCGAGTTCTTTTCAGGCGCAAACACCACCCGTACTAAAAACCTATCACTTAAGTGCCACTATAAGCAATCTATTTTAGGCACTCCTGCCTGATATAGTCCTGCAAATACTTCACTTGCCCTGTCACTGTTTCGTTTGCGGTTCTGAGGCGCCAATAATCCCGCTCAGCATCTGGGTTAAGTCCGGGGGTGGAAGCATCGCCCATGCTGCCGGAGGTGGCGGTGTTACTTTTGCAGGTAGCGTTGAGCTGCAACCGACGCTTGCCAGTAGTAACATCGCGCTCAAGCTGATTGATAGTTTCCTGAGCATCGGCGAGTTCCTGCGTATATTTTGTGTCGAGAGCTGCAACGTCACGCTGGCGAGTCTGCATGTCTTTAACCGTTAACTGCGATAGCTTTAGCTCATTCTCTGCTAACAGGGCGCGGTCATAGTTGCT